TTTCTTGCTTACAGGTCGTATAAGACCCTCTTAGTTAACACTAAGTAGGGCCGGCAGAAAAGCCGGTGCGATCTGTGATCGGAACTGTGGCGAGCGAGGCAACTCGTTTCCCACGGCTTCGAGTACCTGGTCGACGTGGCTAGAAAACCACGTCGGGGCTACTCTGCAAGGAGTGCCGAATCGGAACGGACGTCCTTGGGTAACACCGGACGGACCACAACCGCGATGCCAAGATATCGGTATCGAAGGTGGGGGACCCTCAGGGGGAGCCTAAACAACTCTTCCTGAGGGCCACACAATGACAACCGGACTCGTTGACAACTTAGAGACGTATGAGGTCCCGAATAGAGGATCTGCGTCTTGGGTCTATTACGGGTCGAGGGTAGAGTGGAATGGTGAGGATAGACCAATAACGGTTACTATCCATCCACCAACGTTCAAAACGAGAGTACGGCAATACCGTATGACGGTAAGAACGGACCACCATGTGACTCACGTTGATGTGAGCAAACCCCTCGTTTGGGCAGGTGATATCGGGTCCGATGAAAGTCAGAACCGGCGCCTGTTTTATGCTGACCACGCCTACGCTAAAACGTGGGAGGTTCGGTCAGTAGGGGTTCTCGACATAGACCGGTATCTTTGGTCTGATGGTTCCCTATGGGAGCATTGGGCTGGGACCGTATCAAATGCCGGGGCTTTCCCCCTCGAGCCACTTAATGAGTGGTCGGCTGGAGACGAGTACAAACTCTTGGCGAAGCTGCAAAGCCGTGTCCAAGGGAATGACTTCAATCTGGCTTCGTTCTTGGGAGCTGAAGGCTACGATTCCTTGAGGCTGATTTTCGATTCAGCTAATCGGATTTATCGAGCCGGCCGCGCTGTGAAGCACGGTTACTTCCAGAGAGCCCTCGCGATTCTTCGTAATGAGAACCAACAGTGGGTAGCGACGGAGTCCAAACGCCTCGGCGTGAAGGGCATCTCCGCAACTCGCGTGTCACGGTGGAAGGATCGAGAGCGGCGCAGACAGCAGGAGCTGATCTATGAAGATCAGGTCAAGCAACTACGTTCTGCGCTCGCGGGAGATAAATCTCCTAGGAAGGGCCTGGGCGTCTTAGCAAATCTCGCTAGGATTAGCTCAAAACAGTGGTTAGAGTTCCACTTGGCAGTGGAGCCTCTACTAGGTGATGTTCAGGCAGCAGCTGAGAAGCTGTCTCACCGACTCAACCTACCACAGAAGAAGACCTATGTTGCCACAAGGCAGCAAAGTTACGACCGAAAGTACGGCACGTACGGACCTGCTCTAAACCAGAATCAAAAATTGGTGAGGAAGCGGATCAAATACAACGTTGAGGAGGACGCGAGTGTTCCTCAGCTCCTTGGATTGTACAACCCGGAAATCGTGTTGTGGAACGCCCTACCGCTGTCTTTCGTCGGGGACTATATGCTCCCGATAGGTCAGTGGCTAGAGGCGAGAGGGTTTTCTCAAAGCTTAACCGGCACGTTCGTTGTTTCGACGAAAGTCGCATGGTCAGCATCAGGTTTGCACTGGCGTAACGATTATAGTCAAAATTCGTTCGTCAGGGAGACCTGGACCGTCGGCTCGTGTTGGATCCTCAAAGGATCTTTCAACAGAGAGGTTCTTACAGGATTACCGGTACCATTGCCTAACTTTAGTCCCTTAGGGGCTGTCAAGTCATGGCAACGAGCGGCGACAAGCGTTTCTTTGCTTGTCGGGAGCCTTACAGGTGGGAACCTGTTGAGGCATACCAGGTAGACCCACGCCGTGAGGCGTGTTTCTCGGTCGTCCCTCTCCGGGATGGCTTATTACAACAAAAAGAAAGGGATAACCCCTCATGGCTCAACAAGCCAACATCACCGTCTTCGATGGCGCGACCACTCCGGTTACGCACTCGATTAAAACTGACGGTGTGCGTCAAGAAGGCGCAACGGCATTCGCGTTGTGGAAGGAGTCCGTTGGAACGGTCCCCGACTACGCGCAAATCCGACTCACTCAAGTGCGGCAAAAGCTGCGCTCGGGTGCCGTCAAGGTGACCTCCCGTGTGGAGGTACCTGTGATGGAATCGGTGAGTGGCCAGAACGCTGCGGGTTACACTGCAGCGCCAAAGGTTGCATACACCGAGCGTCACGAATATGTGACGTATAAGCACCAACGAAGTACGCCATACCAGTCCCAGGTTGCAGCGCAAATGCTGCTAAACTGGATGGGCAACGTCTCCACATCTGTGGCAGCGGTTAATACCGGCATCGTTGCAGACCTCCATCAGAACCTTCTGATGGTCAGCTGATAGTGCTTGGAGCAAAAGTATGTGTTTGCCGTTCTAGACCTGTGAAGGTCGAAGGGGGCGCCCTTTAAACGCACGGCACTTCAACCCTAGGTTCACACCTTATTGTAAAGGACGAGCTATGTCTAGAGATTATACTCAGTGGGTGGAAGCGTACCCGAAGGGGTGGTCGGAAGACTTCCTCAACGATTTGGCTTGTACCGCTGCAAAGCGGGCGGGCCAGATTGGTCCCGAAATGATCCGGCTCCTCCGTAGGAGGGAGTATCGGACGTTTCTCGAGCGTGAATGGGTCTCGTACGGTAGTTCTGAACCGGAGATCTTTCCTGATTGTGATCCATCAGGGGAAGCCCTGGCGTCGCTTAATCAGAAAGTCACGGAACTCCGCTATGCGCGTCAAGCGCTGGCGGTGTTTCAGAAGTATGAGGCACTAGATGTCGGTATCGACAAAAGGGCAGCCGCCCTCGAAGCGTACTTCACGTTCGAAGGAGCCTGTAGAGAAACGAACAGTTTGCTTGCCGCTCGCGATAAAGGCCTTATTGGCTTTAGCGCTTGTATTGAGTGGATTGTGGCGCGAACCAAGCGCCGAATTTCTGCAGTTCTTGGTGAAGCTCCTCAGCTTGATCAGCTGAGACTTCGTTATGGACCAGGTGCCACGGTTAAGATCAAAAAGAGTGAAGCCTCGACCGTGCGTAAGCTCGGTACTGGGCTCGACTGTAGTGAAGATCTCATTCCAATGCTTCCAAAAGTGTTGGAAGAGATGCCAGCTCTGTGCGAATACCACGGGAAGACGTTTCTAGCTGACGTCTTGACCGGGAGGCGATTCGTCATCCCTGATAGCGTGAAAACGTTCTCATATGATGACTTGCGGTACACAGAGTGGGCCGAGGTTCCAGTCGAGGTGACTTGCGGAATCCTCAGCTTCGTCCTGAAGAACTTTAAGACTTTCCGTGTTGTCGAGAAACAACCCGTCTTAAACGGGATGCTTCAGAACGCCATTGGCGACGAGATGACACGGAGGTGTAAAAGTTCGGGTTTGGATCTGACCGACCAAGAGCGGAACAGACATGCCGCAAAGATCGGGTCCTTAACGGGCGCTTTAGCAACGCTCGACCTAAAGGGAGCATCGGACACCAACTCAGATGGGTTGGTACAGCGCTTTTTCAAACATGACTGGCTGGAGCTCTTTAATGCAGCTCGTGTCGGTCGGATCCAGGATCCCCGTCTTCACGGGGCCACCCTGGGTTTGGAGAAGCATTCTGCCATGGGTAACGGGTATACTTTCCCGCTTGAAAGCCTTATTTTCTGGGCTATTACCCACGCGTGTCTCGAATACTATGAAGTAGTCGAGGATAAGACCGTTCAAAGACGGCAGATCGAGGTCTATGGGGATGATATTATCTGCCCCGTAGAAATCGTTCCCTTAGTGCACAATGCACTGCACGTGTTGGGATTTATCCTTAATCAAGATAAATCCTATTGGCAAGGCCCGTTTCGGGAGTCCTGCGGTGCCGACTTCTATTCAGGAATCGACATTAGGCCGGTTTATGCCAAGGAGGTCCTTAGCCCGGCTGTGCTCTTCACGCTCCACAACGGCTTTCGGGCCCGTGGAATGCACGAATTGGCGATGATGTGTGAAGGAGCAATCCCTCCGCAGTTGCGCCTATATGGACCAAAGGGTTACGGTGATGGCGTCCTCCACTCTCAGGCATGGCCAAGGAGTCGGAAGGCGGAGCATCTAGCCCGCGGTTTTGAAGGGTCTGTCTTTACCTCATTCCAGCGAATCCCGAAAAGGGACATACGGCCTCACACGAGGGCCGGGGATGAGTTGCTGGCGGGTTACCGAGCTTACTCTCGCGCAAGCGAGGAGCTCATACCGCCGTCACTGGGGCTCAAGTTGGGAAACTTTGAGACACTCAGGGCACTTCAGAAGGTGCGGAAAGAGGGTAACACCTACGTACGCTACAATCTCAGTGAGCCCTTCTCAGTGAAGGCACCCGCAGAACCTCTACCGCTCGTAAGAGCTGTGGAGCACGGGAGAGAGCTGTCAGGAGACGGCGCGGAGCTTGTAAAGGCTCCAACTTTCCCTGGTTTTGCAGGCGTAAAGATGGTGTCACACTACATTCTCGATGATGAAGTTTAAGACTTCTTAGTCGAGTTCTACGTCCCTTAGTTTGGAGACGTCGGCGCTCACCGCTCATAAGGCGGGGCGCGCCGTGGCTGGCGAAAGCCATAAGTAGGG